GCTACCGAATTAAGAAATAAAGGTATAAATTAATGGATAAACTAATTGATAAGATATTAAACACAATTGAAACAATAATATTAATAGGTATTTTCTTATTGTGTTGTTTGGCTATACTGTAAAGCCTTAATACATATAAACACTATTAAACCCATTGGTTAAAGCTAATGGGTTTTTTTTGGTTTATGGTTTATGGTTGGTTGGTTGGTTGGTTAGTGGTTGGTTGGTGTGGTCTTAATAGGGTTTAATGTGGTTAGATCGTTTCAAATATTGTATACCTTTTACACGTGTTATATTTAGCTTCTAACGACATTGAATTTATTATTGGTATCTACATATAGCTAAGGAATTATAAGAGCTTAGAAGCGATCTAATATATACGCTATTTAATAGGCTTTATGTGGTCGGTTCTTTTGTGTTTGGTCGTTTCCTTTGGTGGTTGGTGGTTTGTTTGGTTGGTATTGGTTTTGCTCTCAAGTTTACGGTTTCACTCTCAAGATCTTTAATTTTTACTAGGGTGTTAATAGGGTTTATATAGTAGTTTTATAGCATAGGGGTAAGCCATTAAAACCTAGTCAGATGGGTTGCGAATACCCTCCCTTCCGCACAAAATCAAATTTTCACGAAAGGTGTCAATATTTGCTATTCTCGTCATTTCTAGGTATAGTTTGTCAATTTTATTAAGTTTATGTAAAATGGGCTGGCACAGAAAGAAAAAGATACTAACCAAAGAAGAGTTACGCGAGGAGATAGAGATCATTATAAAGGCTCTTTATGAGATACCCTCTATGTCTGATAAGTTGCCCAACTATATTTATAACCGCATAGAATCAGTAATTGAGTATGTTAAAGAAAAGGGCTGGTAGCAAAGAGTTTTCGCCTGAAGAGAAAGTTGAAATCCTGAAGGATATAAGTGTCATTGGCAATGTGTCAAAAGTGGCGCAAAAGTGGGGTGTGTCTAGACAAACCATTTACAACTGGAAAGCAGAGCGCTCGAAGATAGATGATGAAATCGTCTTAAGGGAGAATAAACCTGATCTGGACAATAGTAGCATACTAGAACTAGAGAAGTACAGAAACGTATTGTCCGACTTGGGCACGTTGGAACAGCGCAAAGAAAAGATGTCGGCTAAAGTAGAGTTCATGCTGATGAAAATAACTACGCTGCTAGAGAATCATCCAGACTTGGATGCGATTCACCCAAAGGACTTGAGTAAGATTATGAAGGATTTACATGACGTTCGTAAGGAGCTGAGCAACGAGCCGACTATCATTATTGAGTATAAAAATAAGGTGCGAGAGCAAACACTGCAAGTTCTTCAAGACTTCCTAAACATGGATCAGTTGCGAGAGTTTGCGCAAAGGATGGAGGCAATAGAAGCGGATTATGAACTCATTTAAAGGGATACAACAAAGACAGTATAAAGAAGCTCAAAAGTCAGAGGAGTTATTTTGCAAAGTTACAGGAGCCGTAAAAGGCACGAAGCAAGATGACTACAATCACATTGACGCTCGTATCGGAGATGTGACCTATGACGTTAAGGGCATTAAAGGGTGTCACAGTAAGGGGTATATCCTTGTAGAGTTCAGAAACGTTCAGGGTAAGTCTGGGTGGTGCAGCCCTAATGGTGCGGACAAGATAGCTTTTCAGTTTCAGGGGGAGTTTGTGGTCGTGGACAATAACGAGTTGTATAGATACGTACAGAAAAAGATGATTCCCAAAATAAACAATAAGAAAGGCGTATTAAGAGGCAATAGCCTTCATAAAAAGTATGGATTTACTAATATTGCTTACACGCTAATGGGCAGAAACAATAGAAAAGACATTTTTGTATATATACCAAAGGAGGACTTGATGGAGCTTAAAGAGGAGGTATATACCTATGAAAATTAAGTTGTTCAATTTTTCTATATTTAAAAGGTTCTTAAACAAAGCAAAACCCTTTAAATGTTTGGGTGTTGTTTCTCATGGTAGGCAGTGTGAGGTGCAATGTACCCTGTGTAAGCGAGCGTATGCCCCAAAAAAGTAATTGGTCTGATTTATTGGTAAATGTGGTAGGACATGATCCTCCTACTGATTCTTTGGAACTCAGGAACTCATTTATCGAGAATTGTCTAGCGGATCAAGATGGTTTCAAGGTCAGTCAAGCTGATATACATCTTACCATGCAGAAGGGTATTTATGACTGGGAGCAAGAAGCCTTGTCTAAGAACGCTCGTTTGAATGGGTTGATTCGTGCGCCCTATAACACTGGTAAGTCCCAACAAGTGCCTATTGGTTTGTCTGCGTACATGACCACTAGAAAGCACGAGCTAGAAACGTTGATTGTATCTGCTGATGGGGGTATCTCTACGAAGAGGATATTGTCTTTGCGTGCGCTATTCATGAGTGATATGTACCGATACTGGTGCAGGGAACATAACTTCAATCCTGTTGAGTTTGACCGCACCGATACAGGCTCGACCCAACGCATAATTGTAAAAAGTCGTAACCGTACAGGTAATCCCACTTATGAGGCGTATGCAGTACTGACCCAAACCACAGGACAGCGAGCTGGGGTTTTGATTCTTGATGATGTATGTAACGATGAAGACCGTATCTCTACGGCTCGTAGGGAAACCGTATGGAACAAAGTATCTAACACATGGATCAAGCGTGTTCACGATAAAGGTATTGTTTTGAGCGTTTGTACGCCTTATCATCCGAATGATGCTAATAGTCGGCTAATGAAGTCGGGCATCTTTAACGTATTACAAATATCGGTAAAGGAAGATAAGACAGGCTACAAAGTAGAAGAATGGAACAACCTAAAGTAGTGATATACGCTAGATTTACAACAGATGTTGATCAGAAACAAGTAAACTCAATTAAGAGCAAAATTAACTCTTTTGTACGTATGATTGACGCTAAAGTCGTGAAACAGTCTTGGGAAATAGTCCAGAAAGGAGCCTCTTCTGAAAAGTTCAATCCTTTATTCGATGATTGCATTAAAAATGGATGGGGCATACTCACTTACGACCTTAGAACATTACACGAACACCGATCAGGTGCATTACATATAGTAGAAGAGGGTGCAGAAATGGGTGTCCCCATTTTTTTTGTTGATTCTGAGAGTGCGTTTAAATCTATACTTTCTATATGAAAGAACCTGACAAGACTTGGGATATTCCCTTATGGGAAACCAATCACAGTAAACAAAGGCTACTCCAAGAAGAAGCGATGGACTTTCTGTCGTATAAGCTGGGGTACGAAATGAGCGAGGAGACAGATGACCCGACTAAAAAGGCTTACAAACACTTTGATGGCTACAATCACTACCCTGATGGCAACCTTACGGCTATTGACTACGATAGCGGTAGTCCTGTCTGGCTTTGTGCTGATTTCAACAGGTCTCCTCATTGTTGGGCTCTTCTCCAAGTTAAAAAGGCTCGTAATGGTCTTAAGCAATATGTTGTTTTTGACGAAATCTTCTCCAAAGAAGCTCTGACCACTGAGCAAGCCCTCAAAGCGGTTGAATTATTGAAAAAATGGGGTATTTCAAAGGTTTTATTGGCTGGAGACAATACATCCAACCAAAAAAGTGGTAATTATGGTCGTGTAGGCAAAAATGACTGGGATTATGTGCGAGAAGTGTTTGATGAACACCAAATTTCGTATAAAAACGAGCTAGACATCCAAAATCCACGAAGAAAAGTACGTGTGGACAAGATAAACAACGTGATTTACGCTGGAATTAATGGAGAGCGAAGATTACTTGTTAATACAAGATGCGATCATGTCATAAAAGACTATATGTACTCTATCGTGAACGATAAAGGGCTAAAAATAGACAATGGTGACAGGGGACATATGTCGGATGCCACAGATTATGCTATTTGGCGTAATGAAAAAGGTAATAACTCACCAATGTACGTGCTGCGCTAGTCTCTTTTGATGGCTTTGGTGCGTTTACCCATACCTACACGTTTTTTCTCACGTACAGCCTCAGAAGCTTTGCCCTTTGCCCTGAGTTCTTTCCAAGTGACAGGAGTTTTGGATGAAACACGCACAGTGGGTCTGCATTTTTTTACGCCTTTGAATTTAGCTGATCCACAAGCTGATCCGTCTTGGGTAGTCCATTTTTCTTTCATCCATCGAGCCACACCTGTTTTACCAGACTTTTTACCCTTGTAGGTTCCACCTCTTTTCTTATATTCCTTTACAATCCACGCAGAAGCATACGCGCTAGGGAATATTTTAAACTTTCGTTTAGCTTCAGATTTGACTCTGCTGTATAGAGCTGGTTTTGCTGGTTCATTCTTTGCCATAGATTAAAAGTAAAAGAAAATATCACTACAAATCAATACTTTAATTTGGTATTGAATCAAAACATAAATAGTAAGTATTTTGTCGCCATGAAAGGAGTAACTAGACTTAGCGGTGGTCGTATCAAATATAGGGGTAACACCTTTGCTGGCTTCAACAAGCCTCGTAACAGTTGGAGAGATGATAAAAAGTTTGTAGTTTTAGCCAAGAAAGGCGACAAAGTAAAAATTGTCCATTACGGTGACCCTAATATGCCCATACGCAAGAACGAGCCTGCTCGCAGGAAGTCGTTTAGAGCTAGACATCGTTGCTCCACAGCAAAAGATAAATTTAGCGCACGTTACTGGTCGTGTAAAAAGTGGTAATCAAATAATGGCAATTTCACAAGAACAGCTCAATAAAGATTTAAAATTCGAAGTAAAACAGTTACATTCTGTCATTGAGTTAATAACCAAAGACATTCAAGATATGAAAGAAGCACTGTTAGGTAACGAGTTCAACAAAGAAGGTCTCGTGTTCAAAGTCGAGAATAACGAAAAGCAAATTGAAGAACTTGTAAAGTTCAAGCAAAAAATAATTGCGTGGGCTACTGGAGCTGGATTAGGTTCAGGTACATTAGTCAACTTGTTAATGGACTTAATGAAATAATTATGATTGATTCATCTAAACTCTACTCTGTACCGAAGGATGTCGTTGAAGACATCGTAATGAAAGAAAGCCGTCACCCATACTATAGTGTGGTTCTGGACAGGGCTAAAATCATGAATAGTTGGTTTCAGGCGGAGTACGATGAATACACAGCTATATCCAGCACCGTATTCTCTGACAAGTCCTATATCATTGCTCAGTCTACCATAGAGAGTAATGACGAGTACAAGGAAAGACTTTCTAGAATGAAGCTGTTTCCGCTAGAGCAGAAGTTCTTCTCAGCACAGCAGCGCATTTATGACGAAAACAACGTCAATAGGAGCTATCCTCAGAACAAAGACTTTTGGATGTACAAAGAATCCAACTTTGATGATGCAGGGTGTTCCATTACTGAGTTTTATAGAGATAAGGTCCTATTCGTAAAAGAGGTGTTGGGTTTTGGCGCAGTAGTTACTGATCTCATGATGGATGGAGAAGGCAACCCTGTTACTGATACAGATGGTAACGTGGTTCCTTACAACTTTGTGGTTAGACCTCATGAGATATGGAACTTTGAGGTTAAGCAAGGGATATTGACTCTGCTTGTAACTCGTCAGATGTATTATGACATACACAATATTAAGAAGCATAAGTGGACTGCTTATACTCCTGAATACATTTGTGTGTATACCGAAGAAAACGGAATTAAAAAGAAGACGCTTGAGATACCCAACCCATTTGGTGAGGTTCCAGCTACCCTACTAAAGGGTCAGACCGATGCTAACAGCTCGTTCATTGTTGGTAAACCTCGTAGATACTCCTTGAAGGGTATGTACCTTGCAGCCTCAGAATTGTTCTATGACCTCAAGAAGGGTTCTGAGCTGTTTGGTCACCCTATTCCTGTGCTTACAGATTCGATAGTTCGGTCTCTAGCAGGGGTAGCTGATGACGACCAATACGATTCTCGTACCATCAAAGAGGGTGTAGGTATGGCTATCATCATTCCTGATGAGCAGCAGATACCCAACAATATGTTGTATCAAGCGGATATGCAGGGTCTTCAGCATCTTAGAGATGTTATTTTTGGTGATTTGATGTCGTTAATATTCTTAATGGCTCAAGTCAGAGACAAGTCCATTGTTAAGAGCAACGTATCAGGATCGTCTAAGCGATTCGATAACGTAGACGAACAAGGGTTACTAGCCTCTACCGCTATGGATATGGAAATGGTAGAGATGCAAGTCCTTAAAAGAATGGCTAAGGTTCGTGACGAAGACCCTATGGATTATAACGTTACCTATTCGAAACATTACGACTTGTCCAGTGCCGCAGAGATATTTTCAGATATTACAGAGGGTATGCAGTATCACGTATTGCCCCTACCCCTACTCAAGAAACTTACTGGCGAATACATGAGAAAGCGTTCCATGCCGCAAGAAGATATACAATCGGTAATGGATCATTTCGATGAGTTTGGTATTCCTAGAACAAGTGGTGATCTTAAAAATCTTATTGATATATTACCACAAGAAGAACTTCAACGCCAAGCAGAACTTGGTATTGATTTAAATAGCGAGCAATAACTAACTTATAACCATTATGAGTGAAGAAAACATAGAGCCCGTTGACGCTCCTGAGTCAACAACAGAAGAGACAACTTCTCAAAACGTACAACAGCAACCAGAGTTCGATAAAGACAAGTTCTTTAGGGGCGCTTACAACGAAGGTAAGGGCAAAGTCGAGCGTGATATGATTAATAAATTTTCTGAAATATTAGGTGATGATGTCAATACTCTCGATGATGCGTTCTCTTTATTGTCAAATAAAATGCAACCTGTGCAAGAGGATAAGGGCGAAGCAGACCAGTTGCGAGAACTGTTGCAACAATACCAAGAACAAGCAGAGGCAGCCAAAGAGCAATTAGCACTGAATCAAATGGAGAGCCGAATAGGCTCTGAGTTTAATTCTGCTTTTAGCGCTTTAGAGCAAGACAACGAGCTGACGCTCAGAAAAGATTACATAGAACAACTGTTCTACAATGAATATGAAATTGAGGAGAGTAACGGTCAGTTTTATGCTACCAAAGGTGGTGTACCTGATTTAGATGCTCAAGGCAATAGAAAATCGGTAGGAAACTCTCTTGTAGAGTTTTCTAAGCAATTTGCAAAGCCCAAGAAAGTGGGCGCTGGCGGAGCAACTGGTGGTACTCCAGCTAGTGAAAGACCTAGCCGAGCAGAGTTTCAACAACTTGTACGCTCGACTAATCCAGCAGATCGTGCTAAGGCTGAGGAGCTATTCAGTGCTTCCAGAGCCGCAGGCGGTTGGGCTGAACAAGCGTAAATCCATCTCATTATGGTTAGGCAAAACCTTAATTGTCATGTTCTGGTCATAGCGACCCAAAAGCTAAATATAATCCAACATTTAATTTAACTTTTATAAAGACATGGCAATTAATAGTAATTTTTCCATTTACGAACCAGAGGCGTTTGTTGAGGTTGCACTAGCTAACCAATATCCAGATCGACCAATGGTATCCAAAGCCGTTACTAACGTAGCTGGCGCATCTATCGAAGGTCTCGTTGCAGCTCGTAACAAGACTGTAAGTATCACTCGTGCAGTAAAGCCTACTGGAGCTCCTAGCTCTTACTCAGGTTCTTACTCTCTAGGTACTCCTGACGCTAACGAAGAGCAATTAGTAATCAACAAGCATTACTACTCTGGATTCAGCATCGACAAGGCTGACCAAAAGTTTGCACTTCCTGACTTAGTACAACAGCACTTCGTACCAAGACTACACCAGCTTATTGATCAAATCAATAGCGACATTAAAGTTGAGGCTCGTAAGGCTTTTGAAGTAGCTTTCGCTGACAACAACACTGACTCTACTGTAATGGACGACAATGACCTTGCAGAAGCTAGAAAGATTATGGCTTCTCGTAAGT